AATCCTCGCTCAGGTAGAACACGCCCCAGGTTGTGATGACAGAATAGTCAGCCGTCTCCTTTTTGGAATACGCCGTGTCCATGGACTGGATGATGTAGTTCACGATGGGCGGCTCGTCCTTCGGCCAGACTTTCCACCACTCCCTTTTTAGGATGGCACCCTCGTCGTTCGTGGGCTGCTGCTGGTACATCGCGTTCCACTTCTGCGCCGACAAAGAGGCTTTTACGCCCTCGAGTTCCTCCAACTTCCAGTAGCCCGGCCAAAGGGGGCGGCCGCTTGGCAGGATGGCGGGGAACTCGATGACCTCCCACTGGTCCGCGTTGCGTGATTTCTGTGCCTTGAGCAGCCGCGCCGTCAAGTCCTTGGTGCTCCAGCGCGTCATCACAATGACAATTGCACCGCCTGGTTGCAAACGCGTGCGAGGGCCAGAGATGTACCACTCCCAGGCGTTGTCCAAAGCAAGCTCACTCATCGCATCCTGCTCCGAATGCGGGTCGTCAATGATCAAGACGTCCGCGCCACGGCCGGTCATCGCGCCGCCCACACCGACAGCAAAGTATTCCCCACCTTTGTTTGTGTCCCACCGGCCGGCGGCCTTCGAGTCCTGCTTCAAGATCACATCGGGGAACACCTGCTTGTACGTGTCCATGTCCATCAGGTCACGGACTTTCCGGCCGAAACGCACGGCTAACTCGCTGTTGTGGGTCGCTTCAATGGCCTTGGTTCGCGGGTCTCTTCCCATCAGGTAGGCAGGGAGCAGATAGCTTGCAAATTCAGATTTTGTGTGCCGGGGAGGCATGTTGATGATCAAACGCTTAAGGGTGCCGTTGGCAATCCGGTCGAACGCCTTTGCCATGACCGTGTGGTGCTCCCCAAGGATCGCGCTGGGCCAGACGTAGCGGGCAAAGTCGATGAAGCTGCTCTGGGCATTGGTTTGCGCACCAAGCTGCGCGAGCCGGTACTCGAGTCTCAGCCGTTCCGCGTCTATTTCTTCAGGGATCATGGGAGTCCGTTTCGTTTTAAATTTTTAAATATTTTGACACGAGTTGAGTTTGTTGACAAAGGGGGCCCTTTATTGCTGGGCTTGAAAACTGTTTCACGTGGAACTGACCGTGTAAAAAAGGGCTAATGCCCGCGCAGCTGGCGACCCGGCCCGTTTTTTGGGGCCCCGGCCCCCCGGGGTCGGTCGGCGGCCACCAGGCGCGCACCAGGTGGCGCGGATCACGGGCCCCGGCACCAGGTCGGCGAGCCCCGGCCCCAGGCACCAGGTCGGCGGCCACCAGGGCGCGGCCGGTGGCCCCAGGCACCAGGTCGACGGGCCACGGGCCACGGCCACCAGGGCGCGGATCGGGGCCTGGTCGGTGCGATACGCGGGCCACGATCCAGGCGTCCAGTGGCCGGGGCCACGGGGCAAGCCTGGGCGGCCACCAGGTCGGCGGGTTACCTGGGGAAACCGGACGGGTTATATGCCCCGTCGGTGCGATACCAGGCACAAAAAAACCCGGCACGGGGCCGGGTTTGAGTTAAGAGAAACCGGCCAGGCTACGCGGGCACCCCGGCGGCGGCGGCCAACTCAGTCAGCATGGCGTCGGCGGTGCCCAGGGCGTCGGCCCGGTTATCGGTGAAATACTCGGCGACCAGGCGGCCGCCGGGGCCGGTGGCGCGCACCTGGTACTCCGACCAGGTGGCCGACCAGGTGACGCGTACCAGGCCCGCGTCGGCCAGGTGCACCAGCTGTACCAGGCGTAGGCGGGCGCTCATGCGCGTTCTACCCGGATACCACCACGCGGGCCCAGGCTCAAAACCAGGTCGGGGTATTCGACGAGCTCGGCCCGACTCGGGGCCAGGTGTATCGAACCGTCCAGGGCCTGGCCATATTCGGCCAGGTCGTGCGCGTCATATCCATAGGCGGCTATAGCAGCAGCGCGCGTGCGATAAGGGCGGGCCTGGTCCAGGTCGTCCGAGCCCAGGCGCAGGAAATAAAGCGCGCTCATGCTGCACCCCCGGGGGAAACATCGGGCACTTCCACGTACACAAAGCCCAGGGGAGCGCTCATTACCCCGGCCGAGTTGTAAACGTCAACGACCAGGCCGCCCGGCTGCAGAAAAACGCGAACCGCAAAGGGCCCCACTTCGAGCCATGCCGCGCCCTCGACCAGCTCATAATCCCCATCAATTAAATTGGTGCTCATACATTCTCACTTTCTAGGTTAACCCCGGCCACCGTGGCCGGGAGTTTTATTTTAGACTAAAAAAAACAACTGAGTGCAACAGATAAAAAAAGCCCGGCACGTGGCCGGGCTCGGTGGCCAGGTCGGCCGGGTTAGCCGGACACGGCGTCGGTCGGCGCGGGCTTTGCCTGGGCAAGGGCCCGGGCAGGCATGCGGTAAGGGTAGCCCCGGACATCGACCACGTGCCAGCCCCGGCGCGGATCGGCCGGACGCTGTAGCTGGTACACCTGGCCGCCGTAGGACACCCAGGCACCGGCCACCGGGGCGGGCTTTGCCTGGCGGGCGGCATGATAGGCCCGGACACGTTCGCGCCACTGCGCGGCAAACCCGGAGCGCTCGGCATGCGGCGCGTCCAGGTATGCCAGCGGGCAGTCGACGTCGCAGGGCCCGGCGGTTTCGTCCAGGTCTTTATAGCCCCAGCCGTCGCCCTGGCCGGGCTTCAGCAGGTCGAGCCCGATCCAGTGCTGGCCGGTGGCCAGCTCGCGCACCAGGTACCAGTGCCGGGAGCCGGTAGCGCATGCGCGCACCAATTGCAAGCGCTCGCCAAAGCGCTCCGGGCGGCGCAGGTGCTGCACCAGGGCGGCCCGGGTTTCCCATTGTGGAGAAAAAAGCCAGCCCATGATCACGCCCCCACGGTTTCAGCAGCCAGCAGCTCGACGGCGCGGCCGGTGGTTTCGTCGATCATATGTGCCATTTTGATTTCTCACTTTCTAGGTTGATGCCGGGGAAAATCCCCCGGCGGGATAATTTTAGCCTAAGGTTTTTTGGTTTGTCAACAAGTCAACAAAAATTTATTTCACCAGGCCCAGGTCGCCGACCACGTGGTGACGCAGCAGCGATCCAGGTGGCAGCGAATGGGCGAAGCGCTGCAGCTCGGCCGCGTCGTCCAGGTGGCCGCCGGTTTTTGTTTTTTCCCATGCCAGGCGAACCGGGCCGGTGTTACCGTAACACCCGCCCGGGGTATCGTCGCCGACCAGGCGCGCGCCGCTGCCATGCGCCACAAACACCACGACATAATCGCGGTCACCACGTGCGCACAATGGGCGGCCGCCGCCGCACTGGTCGCAGCTGAAATTTTCGGACAGCTCGGCCGGGCATTGCACAAAGCGCACGGCGTCGACGGTGTACGGCCATACGGTGCCGGACGGTGCGGCCACCACGGCCGGGCGGCCGATGGCCACGGCGGCCAGGGCCTGGGGGATCGTGTCGCAGCTCGCATTGATCACGGTTTCACCAGGTGCAGGCACCGGCAACAGCTCGGCCGCAAAATGCGAATACGTCCAGGCCTGGCCATTACGCGGGACGGCCTGGCGAACGGCCTGCAGATATTCCAGGTCGACCAGGTCGGCCGCGTGGTCGCCCTGGGGATTCAGTGCGCAGGTTTTCGGGCAGGTCGCGAATACGTTATGGCCACCGGCGCGGTAAGTCACAGCGATGGGGCCGGTTTTTTTGTTGCCTGAGTGTTTAACGGTGGTAAGCATATCGGCCCCCTGGGATTGTGTCAGCCTGGGGCGCGCGCTCAATCAGGGCGATAGTTTTTAGGTCGGTTATTTCCTGGGATAAACCAGGGCGGAACCAGGCCCCATTGTGTTCAACGGCCACCTGTTCGCCGTACATGTACGCGTTTTCGTTTTGCGTCACGTTTGACGCGGCCGGGCTCAGGTGCTGGGGCTGCACCAGGTAAACCGCGCGGGCCCCGGAGGGGAGGACCACCAGTAAGGCGGTGTCGGACAATAAAGGCATAATTTTCTCGCTTTCTTTCTTTCTGAGTGGCCGGGCGACTGCCTGGCCTGAAATTATTATAGTGCAATAAATCAACAAGTCAACAATCCACAAATAAAAAACCCGGCACGCGGCCGGGCAGGGATCGAGCGGGCCGAATCAGGCCCGGCGGTCGGCCAGTGCCTGGTCGGCTTCGGCAGCGCATGCGCGCCAGGCGGCCCAGGAAATAAAGCCGGTTTCGGCGTCGGGCGGGCTTTCCATGGCCAAGATGTCGGCCGCGTAGTTGCGCATCGCTTCAAGGACAAAGGCCTGCATGAGCGGGCCGGTGCTGGCCTGTTCCATTATCCGGACGACAAATTTTGTGTTTGTTTCGCGTGTCATGCTGGCCCCTTATGGTCGGATTGAAAAAGTGTTGTTTGAGAAAAAGTCGCGCAGCTTTTCGTCCAGGTCGACGTTTTCCAATAGTTTGTCTACGTCGATGTTTTCCATCAGCTTGTCGATGTCGACGTTCGACAGTAGTTTGTCGTTGTCCAGTTCACCGGCTAGGTCGGACAGGTCAATATCGCCCGCGATGTCATTCAGCTGGCCTTCGGTCAACTCAGCCGCCAGGTCGGACAGGTTGACATTTTCCCCCACGGTCACCAGTTGGGAGTCGCTGAGGTGCTCGGCGATGGTGGCCAGCTGGGAGTCGCTGATGTGCTCGGCCAGGTCGGCGACGCTCAGGTGTTCGGCGATAAACGACAGCTGATCATTGGTCAAATAATGCGCCAGGTGTTCCCCGTCAATGTGCCGGGCCATAACTTCGATTTGGCCGCCGGTCAGGGGGCGCGGGATGTCTGCCAGCTCCACGCGAACCATATCGGCCACCAGGGGGCGCAGCTGCTCGGCGATGTCTTTCACCAGCGCCTGCATGATTAAGCTTAGTTCCATTTCTTTCTCGCTTTCTGAGGGTTATGGCTTCGCGGATCGCTCGGCCTGATTGGATTGTATATCTACTTTTGTCAACTTGTCAACTGCCCCCGCCAAATATTTTATGAAACAGCCAAAAGCCCAGCAAACGGCGAACCAGGCTGCCGGTTTGTGCTTCCTTTCGTTCCGGGTCCGGTGGGGGTCTCAGTTGATGCCGACGCGCCTCTTCCAAGCGCTTTCGGTCTCGCCTTCTCATCGGTCACTCAGGGCCCATCGGCTTGCTGTAAACAATGAGGCCTTTAAACTCACTCGGAATGAGGTAGCTGTCGTATCCTTCGTCGTGAATCAAGGCGTTAAGGTCTTCTTTGTCCAGTTCCATCCTCATCTTTTGCTCGATTGAGTGAATGATGACGCAAGGCTCTTCTTCGCCCCCTCCGATATGGAACACCCCATGTTCCATATTGCCAAACCACACTTCGGTCTTTGTACTCATAAATTTCTCTCTTTCTTGGTTGCCTGGGACATCCAGGTGCTTATCACTTTATCACAACTCACGCATACAAGTCAACTATCGATCAAATGTTTTCTGAGCTCAGACCAGGACACGCCGGTCCACGGCCACCGGGCCAGGGCGGGGGTATCGACGCCCAGGGTCGCCAGGTCGATTGCCTGCTCGCCGCAAAACAGCAGCAGCTCAGACTTGCTGGCATGCGTCGTGCCGGCCGGGTGGTATTGCACGAGGACATAGGTCGGGCAGCGCAGGTCGGCATGTTTGATGTGAAAGGCAACCTGATGAGGCGACAGATTGACCTTGCGGCCGCGTTTGACCACCTTGAGCTCGACCATGACAAACAGGCCATGCGGAAATGCCAGCAGGCAGTCCGGGATGCCCAGGTTGACCCGGGACTCAATCCGGGTGAAATGGGAGTTTGGGAGGTTTTCTCTCAGGCGTTTGTACAGGTTCGCTTCGGGTTTCAATGCCATCGTCTTCCCCTTCTTCGGGTTCTTCCTCGATCTGCTTGGGCGTCACGTCCACAATGGGCCCAGCGTTGCCGCCGTACAGGCGTTTGATTTCTTCGAGCTTGCGCATGACCTCTTCTTTGCTCATGCTGTCAATCGTGCCGTGCCGGATTTCCTTGCGGTCGATGTAAATCGAACCCAGGGCCTGGCCCCTTCGGTATTCAGCCTGGACGGCCGCGCCGTATGCGCCAGCTTGCAGGGCCTGGTCGCGGATAACCTGGAGGTCTCGCATGTGCCGCTCGAACGTGGTGCCGTACTTCTCGCCCAGCTCGCGCCTTCGCTCCTGGATCGCGGCCACGATATGCGGGCAAATCTCCGGGTCGGTCAGCTCACGCGCCCGGTTCTTGGCCCAGGCCTCGCTGTACCCGGCGCGGATCGCCGACTCTTTCAAGGTGACGTGCCCGTCGCCCGCGCAGAACTCTTCGACAAACTTCCATTCCTGGCTGGTCAAAACTCTTGGCTTGTGGGCTTTGACCGGGCCGGTCACCCGGGCTTCGACAACAGCAGACC